CTGTCCAGCATGAGCGTCACCGTGAGGGTGACGACGGCGCGCTGCGAGTACCAGAGGGGTCGGGAGCGGCTCGACGCCTTCCTCTCAGACGATGGTCCGACGAGCATCAAGGCGGCGCTCGAGACGGATCCGACCCTGGGTGGGGAGTGCGCCGATCTGCGCGTCGCCGGCTGGGACGGGTACCGCACGTACGAGATCGCCGGCACCGAGTACTACGGGGCGGAGATCACCGTGGTGGTGCTCGCATGAAGTGGCTCATCGTCCACCCCGGGCCGAACTTCAGCGTGGCGGACGTCTACACCGGCTGGTCCGAAGCCCTGCGCGACGCCGGGGAGAAGGTCAGCCGGTACGCCCTCGATGAGCGGCTGACGTTCTACGGCAACGCCCTGGTCGAGGCCGGCGAAGGCCGGTTCCGGAAGGCGTTCGACGGGCCGGCGGCGACCGCCCGGGCGATCGACGGCCTGTACTCCCACCTCTACCGGTGGCAGCCCGACGTGCTCCTGGTCGTGTCCGGGTTCTTCGTGCCGTCGGACCTGCTCGACCTGGCCCGGCAGCGGGGCACCCGGGTCGTCGTCCTGCACACCGAGAGCCCCTACGAGGACGGCCGGCAACTGGCCCTGGCCGAGCATGCTGACCTGAACTTGCTCAACGACCCGACCAACCTCGATCAGTACCGGCAGGTCGCGCCGACCGAGTACATCCCGCACGCCTACCGGCCCGCCGTCCACCACCCGGGCCCGGCCCGGCCGGAGATGGTCGCCGACCTGGCGATGGTCGGCACCGGCTACCCGTCGCGGATCGCCTACCTCGAGGCGATGCACTACTCGGGTGCGCTCGACGGCCTGGACGTGCTGCTGGCCGGCAACTGGCAGGCCCTCGGCGACGAGAGCCCGCTGCGGAAGCACGTCGGGCACGACATCGGTGAGTGCCTCGACAACCGGGATACGGCCGACGTCTACCGGTCCGCCCGGATGGGCATCAACCTCTACCGCCGCGAGTCCGAACGCCCGGAGCTGTCGGCCGGCTGGTCGATGGGGCCGCGTGAGGTGGAGATGGCCGCCTGCGGCATGCCCTACCTGCGCGAGCCGCGCGGCGAGGGTGACGAGGTGCTGCCGATGCTGCCGCGCGTCACGACCCCCGCTGAGGCCGGGGAGGCGCTGCGCTGGTGGCTCGACCGAGACGACCTGCGCCAGGAAACCGCCCGGCTGGCCAGGGCCGCGATCGCCGATCGCACGTTCGACAACCACGCCGCGCGGCTACTGCGCTGGCTCGACAAGTAGTAAGGAGCACGTCATGGCACGTCTGCATGGCCGGCGTGGGCGGATCTACCTGGGGATCGCCGACGACACCGCGACCGCGACCCCGTTGCCGTTCCAGGCCAGCTGGAGCATCAACTTCAGCACCGACAAGCAGGATGTGACCTGCTTCGAAGACTCGAACAAGGTGTACGTCGCTGGCTTGCCGGACGCATCCGGCGACTTCAGCGGCTTCTTCGACGACGCCAGCGCTCAGACCTACACCGCGGCGACCGACGGCCTGCCGAGGAAGTTCTACCTCTACCCGAACCGCAGCTCGGCGTCGGTGTACTTCTTCGGGACGATCCTGCCCGACATGTCGATCAACGCGTCGGTCTCCGGGGCGGTCGAGGTGTCGTCGTCCTGGTCGGCCGCGTCCACCATCACCAAGGTCGGCTAATGGCGTCCGGGCTGTCCGGGATCAATCAGCTCGCTGATGTGGCCCGGGCGGCCCGGCTCGCCGGTGGTGAGCTGCCGAAGAAGCTCAAGAAGGGCCTCGCCGCCATCGGCCCGCCGGCGAAGAAGGCCGTCCAGCGGGAAACCGAGCGGCTGCCGTCCGGCTATCGGACCCTGCTGGCCAAGGCCGTCCGGGTCCGGGTCCGGGCGGACACCGGCTTCACCACCGCCGGGGTCACCCTCACCACCTACGCCACTGGGCAGCAGCGCCGCCGGGACATCCCGGCCATCAACCGGGGCAGGCTCCGGCACCCGGTGTACGGCCACCGCAAGCGCAAGTGGGTCACCCAGAAGGTTCCGCCGGGATTCTGGGACGACGCCATGAACACGGTCAGCGACGACGCGCACCAGCGTGTGCGGGCCGTGCTCGACGAAACCACCCGAACCCTGAAAGGCGCCCGATGATCATCGAACTGTCCATGTGCGAGGCCGACCGCGAAACGCTGGGCGGGCCCGAGTGGATCCCGCTCGACGTCGACCGGCTGCTCGACACCCCCGCCGATCAGCTCATCCGGTGGGAGGCCGAGACCGGCTACCCGATCGAGCGGGCCATCTCCCAGATCGAGACCGGCCGGCCGCAAGCCGCCGCCACGCTGGTGATGCTGTGGCTGGCCCGCAAGCAGGGCGGCGACCTGGCCGGCGGACAGACCGACGACGGTCTACCGGAGCCCTACGCCCGGCTGGCCACGGTCCGCACGCTGCGGGTGTCGATCCGCTCCGGCCAGGGGGCTGATGTCGACCCCCCGGCCCGCCCGTCCGGGGACTGATCTCCGGCCGCAGCATCCGGGCCTGGCTCCGTGAGGTCGGGCCCGTCCTCACCCACTGGTACCCGGGCCTGCCAGCGCTGCACTCGATGACCCCGCTGGACATCGCCGCCTGGCTCCAGTGGCGGCACGACACCCTCACCGCCCGCCCCGACGACGGGGAGGACGTGGACTACGACGCCGACGGGTGGTGAACAGAGGTGGCCGACAAGCGCGAGTTGGAACTCGAGGTCAAGGTCGACGACAAGGCCAGTCGTCCGCTGAAGAAGATCGGCGACCAGGCCGAGTCGACCACCGGCGACTTCGCCGGCATGAACCTCGGGCTCAAGAAGCTCGACGGCCAGATCGGCGAGACCACGAAGCAGGTCGCCGACCTGCGGCGAGAGATCGCCCGAACCGGCGACCTGGAACTGCTGAAAGACGTCTCCAAGCAGGAAAGGCAGCTCAAGGCCCTCGGTAAGCAGCGCAAGATGCTGCTGGATATCCTGCCCGAGCCCGACCCCGATGAGGCGCGCGGTCTCGGCGCGAAGCTGGGACGACTCCTGGCCGCCGGCGCGGCCCGCGCGGTGTCGGGGGCCGGGCCCGCTGCGATGGTCGGCGCCCCGCTCGTCGCCGGTCTGGCCACGTGGATGGGTGCGGCTGCCGCCGGTGGGATCCTCGCCCAGGGCGTCGTAGCGGCCGTGTCGTCCGGGATCCGGATCGCCGCCCAGAACCCCCAGGTCAAGGTCGCCGGCCGGCAACTCGGCAACGACCTGCTGGGCGAGCTGGAGGAAGCCGCGGGCGCGTTCGTGCCCGCAACCCTCCAGGCGATGGACATCGTCCGCGCCGAGGTCAAGACGCTTCAGCCGGAGCTGCAAGGGATCTTCGACGCCGCCGCCGGGTATGTGAAACCCTTGACCCTCGGCATCACCGGCCTGGTCAAGAACGCGTTGCCTGGGCTGCGCAAGGGCATCGCCGCGGCGGGCCCGGTGGTCGACTCGATCGCCCGAGGTTTGCCCCGGATCGGTCGCGCAGTCGGCGACATCTTCGGCGACCTGGCCGACAACGCCGCCGAGGCCGCCGAAGCGTTGGACATCACGTTCGGGATCATCTCCGGCGGGATCCGGATCGTCGGCGGTTTGGTCAACATTCTGGCCGAGTCATACGGCTGGCTCGACAAGATCTCGGCCGTCATGACCGGCGACTGGGGCCACTTCGGCGAGATCATCAACCGGCAGGCCCAGGCGAAGACCGGTGCGACCGAACTCGGGGCGGCGTGGCGGGCACTGGCCGGCGCCGACCCGGGCACCGAGCAGCTGTGGCAGCGGCAGATCCTGCTGAACAAAAGCATGGCCGATGGCATCAAGCAGGCCGGCGGGTTGAAGCAGGCGTTGGACCTGCTCAACGGCGGTGCGCTCTCGGCCCGGGAGGCAGAGCGCTCCTACCAGGAGGCGATCGACGCCGTAACTGCCAGCATCAGGGAAAACGGCAAGACCCTCAACATCAACACCGCTGAGGGCCGGGCGAACCAGGCCACCCTCGACGCTCTCGCCCAGTCCGGGTCCAACCGGGCGCAGTCCATCTACGACCAGGTCTACGCCACCCGGGGGCAGGTCGCGGCGGAGGCTGCGGCGACCGCCGCCTACCGACAGGGACGTGAGCAGCTCATCCGCTCGGCGATGCAGATGGGCATGACCGAGGAGGCCGCCCGGCGGCTGGCCGACGAGATCATGGCCATCCCCACCCAGTGGACCACCCGGGTCACCCTGGTTGGTGCGGACTCTGCGATCGCCCGGGCCAACGCCGTGGAGGCTGCGGTCAAGAGGTTGACCGGCAAGACGATCAGGGTGGGCGTCACCGGTGGCCGGGGCGGCAACCTTGAGGGCTTCGCGGGCGGCGGCCCCATCCTCGGGCCGGGGCCGAAGGGCGTCGACTCGAAGGCCATCATGGCCGCCCCCGGCGAGCACATGCTCACCGCGCGGGAGGTCGACGCGGCTGGTGGGCACAGTGCCGTCGCGGCGTGGCGCAAGAGCCTGCTTACCAGCCCCACCAGCGCCACGGCCGCTCCGGCGCAGTCCGCCCGGGTCGTCCGGGCCGAGCTCGAGGTTTCGGGCGAGCGGGAGATCGTCGCGCTGCTGCGCAGGCTGATCAAGAACTACCGACTGATGGAGGCCTGATCCGATGGCGTTCCCCCTGACCGCGCTGCCGGTGGTTGTGGAGATCGCCCCCGGTGCCACGCCCACCGGCGACCCCGGCGACTGGGAGTGGACCGACGTCACCAACTCGGTGCGGATGGCCTCCGGCATCACGATCGACGAGGGCCGCGGCGACTGGGGAGACTACGTCGACCCCGGCCGCTGCGCCCTGACGTTCGACAACCTCAGCGGTGACTTCTCGCAGCACAACCCGCGCGGGCAGTGGTACGGGCAGCTCGGGCGCAACACCCCGCTGCGCGTAAGGCTCCGCCGCGGGGAGGACGCGTTCGGCCGGACCGCATCGTCCGGCTGGGGCACGTCGGACTCCGGGCAGGCCTGGTCGAACTCGGGCGGATCCAGCACCGACTACTCGGTGTCCTCCGGTGCCGGCTGGCACTCGCACGGCTCGACCAATGTGCTGCGGCGCACCACCCTCGCCGCCAGCCTGGTGGACGTAGAGCAGGTGTTCGACGTGAGCACACCGGCGCTGATCACCGGCGCCGCGCTCGTCACCGGCGCCCTGTTCCGCTACATCGACTTCAACAACTACTACTGGGCCCGCTGCGAGTTCAACAGTGGTGGCACGAGCGTCCGGCTCAAGCTGACCAAGAAGGTCGCGGGCGTGGAAACACTGCTGGCCGACCTCAACCCGGTCCCGGCCCTGTCGTATGCCGCGGGCACGCCGCTGCGGGTCCGGGCCCGGGTCGACGGGCAAGAGCTGGCCGTCAAGGTGTGGACCGCCAGCGGGTCGGAGCCGGCCGGGTGGCAGCTCACCGCCACGGATACCGACCTCACCTCCCCCGGTGCAGTCGGGGTGCAGTCCTGGCTGGTCAGCGGCAACAGCAACACATTGCCCCTGGTCGTGTCGTTCGACAACTATGCGGCGCTGGTGGACCTGCACGGCGGATGGGTACCGGCCTGGGTGCCCCGCTGGGACCTGTCCGGCAACAACCGGGTCGTCCCGGTCACGAGCTACGGTGCACAGCACCGACTCACCACCGGAGAGGGCTCCGCCCCGGTCCTGTCCCCGCTGCACCGGCGGATCGCCGCCGAGGACAACGTGCTGGCCTACTGGCCCCTCGAGGATGAGGGCGACGCGACGCAGGCCGCGTCCGGGCTGCTCGGCGGCGACCCGATGGCGATCCTCGGCTATCCGACGTTCGGCGCCAGCACGGTCGAGTACTCCAACGGCGGGGCATACCGGTACGGCACTCGACCGTTGCCGGACTTCACCGACGGCGGCGGCCTGATCGGCTCCGTGCCCCGCGGCACGTCATCGCCGATCGGCTGGTCCGTGCAGATGTTCTTCCAGTCCACCACCGGTGACGACGACAACGTGGTGCTGCTGCGCTGGACCACCCCGGGCGGGACCTACGTGCGCTGGGACTTCGTGCAGGACCCGGCCGCCGCCGATGCGATCGCGCTCTACGCCTACACCGCCGCCGGGGCGCAGACCACCGTGTTCTCGATCGCCACGAACCTCGGCGGTCCGGCGGACGCCGTGTTCGCCGGCGTCCAGTCCGGTGGCAACATCCGCGTCTACCTGCGGTTCGGGCTCACGACGTGGGGCCCGTACGACATCGCCGGCACCAACGCCTACATCAGCACCGTGGCGATCAACCCCGACCAGTTCGACCTCTCGGCCGGCCAGAATCTGTTGATCGGCCACCTGCGGGTCTACGACCACGCCAACGCGACACCGCTGTCCATCACCACCCTGCGCGCCGACTGGGGCGAAGGGGCACTGGCCCGGCTCGCCCGGCTCGCCGCAGAGGACGGCGTGACGCTGGAGATCGGCACGGCCGCCACCGACATCCTGATGGGCTCCCAGCCCGACGGCACCGCCCTCGAGCTGTACCGACAGTCGCAGGCCGTGGACAACGGGGTGCTGTTCGAACGGCCGTACAAGCTGTCCTATCGCACCCGGGATGACCTGTATAACCAGCCCCCCACGCTGACCATGGCCACGAGCGACCTGGGCGCACCACCGGAGCCGGACGGCACCGACCAGCGGTACCGGAACCGGTGGACGGTCCGCCGGCCGGGAGGCTCGCAGGCTCACGCCATCGCCGACGACGTGACCGCCGGCGGCCTGGTCTACGACGACTCCGCCGATACGATCGTCGCCTACGACAGTCAGCTCGCCGACCAGGCCACCTGGCGGCTGCACCTGACCTCCACCGATGACCTGCGCTGGCCCCAGCTGGCGCTGAACCTGGCCGCGCGGCCGGAGCTGATCGATCAGTGGCTGTGTTGCCGGATCGGATCCCGCATCACCGTCACCGACCCCCCTGACGATGTCGGCGACCAGGACATCGACGTGCTACTCCAGGGCCACAGCACGACGCTCGGCTACAAGACGTGGTCGGTATCGACGCTGTGCTCTCCCGCCTCGGAGTGGACGGTCGGGGTGTACGACACCAGCCGCTACCAGGACACCGCCTCGGAGCTAGCCAGCTCGTTCGTGTCTGGAACAGGGACCAGCATGTCGGTGGCCGTCACGTCGGGCCCGCTGTGGACCACCGCCGCGGCCGATTTCCCGCTGGTTCCGCTGCGCCGCTTGGAGCTGGTCGATGTC